GAGCTTGTACCTGTCATTGACGCAACTGGTAACCACGCTCTTGATAAAAAGGGCAATCCTAAGTATACTAAGATCGATCATGTCAAGCAGTATCAAGCTAAACTTGATGCGGCACATAAGAAGCGTACACAAGTTCTAGCTTGGATGGACACTCTTATGGACTACGGTATGGTACTTGATATTCCAGCGTGGGTAGAACGCAGTCCAGTTGGTCGTAAGGCTACTGGTATTGAGTCTTACGATCAAGCTGTAGAAGCAACCAAGTACAATAACGAGTATTGGATTAAGCATAGAACAGGCGCTTGTAAGTTCCTTAATGTCTTACAAGGTGAAACACACGCACAAGCTGATGACTGGTATTCAAAGATGAAGGATTTTTGTGATCCTAAAGTCTATGGCGACAAGGCATTTAACGGCTGGGCTATGGGTGGACAGAACATGTGTGATATCCACCTGGTATTGAAAAGATTAGTAGCATTGAAGTTTGACGGACTCCTTGAAAAGGGTCAACACGACTGGATGCACTTCCTGGGCACTTCTAAATTAGAATGGGCAACTTTATTAACCGATGTTCAACGAGCAGTGAGAAAATACCATAATGAAAACTTTACCATATCTTTTGACTGCGCCTCACCGTTTTTGGCAACTGCAAACGGACAAATCTACATCCAAGTCGAAACTGTCGACAGGACTAAATGGGTCTACCGAATGGTGCCATCTGCTGATGACAAAAAGTACGCCCAAGACACCCGACTCTTCAAAGACGCAGTAATTCAAGACGGCATTTTTGCTAACTTTGAATCTAGTCCGTTAATGGAAACTGTTGAGATGAAGGACATTTGTATCTACGGTGCAGGTACTCCTAAGCCAGGTGTTACTAATCCTAATCCGACTGATCCTAATGATTGGCTTGTAATGCCAGACTTGAACAAGTTAGGCAAAATGAGTCAACGCACAAGTTGGGATTCATTTAGCTATGCTATTCAAATGGGTCACAATGTTTGGAGCCATATCAACGCAGTACAAGAAGCTAACCGCCAATACGATAATGGTTCAGTTCCTGCTATGTTAGTACAAGAAAAGTTTGAACGAGTTTACTTCCGTGATATCGTTGATGCTATTTTTGCCGCTGACAATCGAGCAGATGCTGAAATGATTATCGAAAGTTTTGATAAGTTTTGGCAAGCTATTATTGGTACTCGTGGTGCTACAGGTAAGAAAACGGTTAACGCCGCTACAATGTTTGCCAATCTGTTTGACGAAGTGGACGAAAGTACTGTACAATTAGAACACGACGACGAATTTAGTGAAGACGAAATTCATAACTTAGACGATTTGGAAAACAGCGTTAAATGACATTACCCGACGAACGGTATAGAGCAGTAGTACAAACTAGGGAGTTCCTTACGGAGCTTCTTACTACTCCTCGCATACCTAAAGCCGTTAGGGACAATGCTAGGTGGTGTCTTAGACACTATCCTAGCGATTGGGATATGGAACATGCTTCTAGAGATGCTCCGCATGTTTTCGCCAAGACTATGGAAGATGTACATCGCATGATGGAACAATATAAGCAAGGTAAAAAGAATGAAGCGTGATTATAAAAGCGGTGTCAAAGACGATGTCATCTTCTTCACAGGATACGAAGTAGAGCACACTCCCGCATTTGGAATGTTTACATTGTTTGTAACTGGTATACAACCAACTGAGCATATCACTGCTCGATTGCACCAATCAGGCCAACATATCTTCTTTGGTGCTAATCATAGTTTCAATCCACAAACTCCAGATGAATGGCGTGCTTGGGAAAACATGATTGAGCATTATCTTAAGATGGATTTCTTGTGCAGTTTAGATATTCCATTAAGTGCTGTTGAAGAGTTCAATGAGGGCGGATTAAACGAATACGATAATTTTATTCCGCAGATTAGAGTGCCAATTCCTTATATTAAATTGTGGAATTATAATACAATGCTTAAAATAGACGATAAAGATTTTAAAGCAACTAACCCAGGTGTATGGTCTCATAGCCTACACGATCTCAAAGATCGGTCTAAATTTACAGACTGGTCACAATATAAAAACGATACTCCAACATGATGACAATTAGACAAGACGTTCGCCCAAACAAAATGATTTGGGTTACCTTCCAGAAAGAAGGTATGCACAAATATCCAGCCGCACTTACAGATCCAGCACTTGCTACAGGTGATGAATATGATGTAAGTTTCCTAGGCTATCCGCATCGACACATCTTCCACTTTAAAGTTTGGATTGGTGTTACACACGATGACCGTGATATTGAGTTTATTCAGTTTAAACGATGGTTGCAAAATCTCTACGCAGATGCTACACTAAGTTTAGACTTTAAAAGTTGCGAAATGATGTCACAAGATTTATATGACATGATTTCACAAAAGTATCCTGACCGCGAGGTTTGGATTGAGGTCTCCGAAGACGGAGAAAATGGTTCTTTTATTAAATATTAATCTTTAGGAAATACTAAGATGAAACAAGAAGTCGTTAAGATTTTTAATGATCTAGAGGCACTGCATGACTTTTGCAGATTCGAACTGCTGCCGTTTAACGAAGCAGATTTGTACAACAAGGGTAGCCAAGTTTGGCGCTCGTTCGAAAATAGTCGCAGACCAAGACGACCATGGAACGGTGAGCGTAAGCAGTGGACTGGTGAACGCAAGCCATATCAAGGCAACAAGCCACGCTACAATAACCGTCAAGACTAAATGACAATCTTCTTAGTTGATTTAGAATCAGTTGAGACACGGTACACGGGTCAATGGAAGACCCATGTACCGGCGTTACTTAAAAAGGCAGGTCACAATGTTCAAATTATCTCTGGTCCTACGGACATTCCTAGTGCCACTACTCCTGGCGCCTTTCTTAATTTTGGCGGCACTAATATCTATAAGTCTGCACAAGTTGAGCAAATGGGTCGGTTATTTTGTAACGGAGCCGTTCATCCCGGCGATCACTTTATTTTTACTGATGCTTGGCACCCTGGTATCATCAACTTAAAGTACATGAGTGAGTTGCTGGGCATTACAGTAATCACACACGGCTTATGGCATGCTGGCAGTTATGATCCACAGGACTTCTTAGGTCGTCTTGTTGGAGATAAGCCCTGGGTACGTCACGCAGAGAAAAGTTTTTATCACGCATTTGATCATAACTACTTTGCTACAGAATTCCATATCGACATGTTCTTTAAGAATCTGTTTGGCATAAACGGTAAAAGAGAAACCACAGCAATAGAAAATAAAAAAGTTGTACGCACTGGTTGGCCAATGGAATATATGGCAGATACTTTGCTTATGTATAAGAACATGCCTAAGCGTGATCTTATTCTATTCCCACACAGAATTGCACCAGAGAAGCAAGTCGAAATCTTTAGAGACTTAGCTACACACTTACCACAATATGAATTTGTTGTTTGCCAAGATCAACAGCTAACAAAGAACGAATACCATAATTTGTTAGGCGAAGCAAAGATGGTGTTCTCTGCAAACTTGCAAGAAACACTAGGTATTAGCTGGTATGAAGGTGCAGTAGTAGATGCTGTTCCTCTAGTACCAGATAGACTCAGTTACACAGAAATGGCGTTTGATAACTTCAAATACCCAAGTGAGTGGACTGAATCATTTGAAGCATACACACAACACAGACCGCAACTATGCAAAGTGATTATCGAGCATATGGAATTTTATCAAACTAGAATTCCTATGATTCATAAACAAGTAAAGTCCTTGCATGACAATTTCTTTTCAGCAACCGAACTATTAAAGAACTTAAAATGAAAAAAGCCTTTTTGAACTGGTTAGAAAGAATCGGGCGCAAGCGTATAGTCATGGATCGTCAATCAAACGAGCCGTATCTAGAACGCTACTATCTATTCCTAAAGGATAGAACTAAGTTTCCGTTCAATATTTTTCTACACCATTTCTTAAAAGGCGATCCCGATGATGTACATGATCATCCGTGGAGTTATTTTACCTTGATCCTTAAAGGCGGTTATTGGGAATACATCCCACAGTTTAACAGCGAAGGTAAGAAGACTTGCGAAGTTGGCAAGTGGAGAGGGCCTGGGCATTTCCGTATGTGCAAACCTACAAGTTTTCACCGTATTGAACTAGATCCTAGCGTTGATTGTTGGACATTGTTTATGCCAGGACCACAGAAACGAGAATGGGGATTTCTCGTTAAAAACAAATGGATCCATAATGGCGATTACCTACACAACAAGCACAACTAATCCATATACTGGAAGTAGTGTAACATTAAACACTGGCGCAGGCGTTGCTGGTCTTAACGGACTAAACTCGTATACTATAGCAAATGGCGGAACTACTACCGCTTCGTGGAATCCGCCGCCAAATAACTTTGTAAGTAATAACGGACAGCCGATTATGACTGTGCCACACGGCGAACAAACTGTAGTATTGGAAAAATCCGCAACGCTAGAGGTCAAAGGCACTGTCGTAATAAACGGTGTTGACTTAGAAGAACGGCTAAAAATAATTGAAAGAGTCTTGGCAATTCCAGAAAGAGATGCTACAATGGAAGCTAAGTATCCCAGCTTAAAGAAGAAGTTCGATGACTACATCAACTCTTTAGAAAAGTATAGAACATTTGAACGAATTAAAGGAGATGACGATGGAACTACATGAGTCAATTGCACACACTAGAAAAGAAATGACAGTTAAGGAAAGCGAAGGATTTCGCTTGCGCCTTGTTAAACACGAAGTACTAAGCCCTAAGGGTTTGATGAGTGTAGACTTTATTAACGAAAGTATCAAGCAAGACGGTACTGTTGGACAAACCAGCACATACAATTTCTTTATGACTAAAGAAGAATTGCAAGCATTGGCATACGGTTTGACAGCATGAAGAAAGTCTACTACAGTTGGAAAGATGTGCAGGGAGCAGTTTTAGAAATTGCTCGCCAATTGCACCAAGATAACTGGCGTCCAGACTACATAGTAGGTATTACTCGCGGCGGGTTAATTCCCGCTAATTTGCTAAGCCAATACACTGGAGTGAAGATGCTTACGGGTACAATGCTGAAAAGATCGGTGATCCTGTTTGTAAGAATATCTTAATCGTTGACGACATTAACGACGAAGGCAACACTATTGCTTGGATCAAGCAAGATTGGCAATCAAGTTGTCTGCCTAACGATAAAAGATGGAATCATGTATGGGGACAAAATGTCCGCATTGCTACATTAACTAACAATCTAGCAAGTAAAGAAGAAGTTGACTATTCCGTTTGGGAAGTTAACAAAGCAGAAGAGGACTGCTGGTTAGTATATCCTTGGGAGGAATTTTGGAAATGACAACAGCGTTAATTAAATTTATTTTAGGCATTACATTAATTGTAGTAGCAGTAGTCGGCGGACCACTTGCAGGCATTTGGTCTCTGAACACTTTATTCCCTATTGTGGCTATTCCATATACTTGGGAAACTTGGTTAGCGTTCTTATTGTTGTTTGGTAGTGCAACTGGTTTACGATTTGGGTCTAGAAAATGAGTGATCTAACTATCAAAGATCTCGAAGAAAAGATCGAAATGGTTAAGAAGGACATCGACAGTTTGATGTCAACAGGTGGCGCAGGTCGTAAGCTAGAAGTTTTGAGCGAGTATAAGGCATATTTAGAAGATGAAATTAAGTTTCTAAAGAATGAAAAACGAGCAGAAAATTTAAAGAACAACTTGCATAAACCTAAATAATAGTGTATACTTATTAGTGTATATGGCAATCCACTGCCTAAACATCGGAGAAATATAATTGACAGATAATAGCAAACATTTAGCACAAGTAATCCGCCAGCGTATGCAAGCGGACAATAAAAGATTCTGGGCAGGTGACAACATTAGTGATTATGTCAACCCTAATGATTTACCAGATTTAATCGACGAAGCAACTGAAGCATTTGAAAAAGTTTTAGACACATTGCTTATTGATCGTCACAACGATCCAAACAGTAAAGGCACGGCACGACGCCTTGCTAAAATGTATTACAAAGAAATAATGGCAGGTAGATATGAAACACCCCCTGATGCAACAGCTTTCCCAAATGATAGCGAAGATAGATATGAAGGTATGCTTGTGGTACGCAGTGAGCTTCGTAGTATGTGTTCACATCATCACCAGCCTGTTAGTGGCGTTGCTTATATTGGGATTATTGCCGCTCAAAAGCTCATTGGTCTTAGCAAGTACACTCGTATTGCTCAGTGGTGCGCTCGCCGTGGTACACTTCAAGAAGAACTATGTAACGACATTGCTAGAGAAATTAGTAAAGCTACTGACTCAGAAAATGTAGCTGTTTATATTCAAGCTACACACGGATGCTGTGAGAATCGCGGCATTATGGCACACAGTTCATTGACTCAGACTACTGTATTGAAAGGCACATTTAAAGATGATCCTCATACAAAGAAAGAGTTCTTTGACAACATTAAATTACAACAGGAGTTTGCACCGCGATGAATTCAGTAGACATGATGCATGAGCTCATTAACAGAGCAAAGAACTTGCAAGAGTTCACTATTACTACAGATGTGCCAGAAGATTTCCGCTTCAACGGTCTAGTACCGTTTGATATGCAAATCAAAGAAGGTGTTATCTACGCACAAGTATTCGGTGTAGACTTTGACGAAGCAGTTAACCGTTTAAACGACTACTTGGAGACATGTAAGTGAACGCACAAACTCCAGCAGAAGGTATTCTGTTGCATAAGGAATGGGGCCACAGTAAAATGTACAAAGTTACATGCGAATGCGGATGTGATGATTGTAGCCACATAGTTGATGTTGAGGCCGATGACGTCGGCGTAACTGTAACAACTTATACAACTCAAAAGACTAACTTCTGGAGTATGAATCGCTTCCAGCTTATTTGGACATTACTAACAAAAGGTTATGTTGAATATGAAGCAAGCCTTTGCATGACCAAACAACAAGCTCTTAACTATGCAACTGTGTTACAATCAGCAGTTAAGGATGTAGAAGAGTTTCAAGCTACACGCAAGCGCAACGGTGAAATTATGAATAAGATTGTAGATAGGATTAAAAATGAGCAAAATTAAAATAGCGGAACTGTTTTACAGTATCCAAGGCGAAGGACGCTATATGGGCGTCCCGTCTGTGTTTCTGCGTACATTTGGTTGTAACTTTAAGTGCGCTGGCTTTGGTATGCCGCGTGGCGAGCTAAGTGAAGAAGCAAATAATGTAGACCCAACAAAATATAAATTATATGAAGAACTTCCTTTGGTTTCTACGGGTTGTGATAGTTATGCTAGCTGGGATCCTCGCTTTAAAGATCTTAGTCCAATGCTCACTTCAGACGCAATCGCCGACAGAATCTCGGAAATTATTCCGTTTGGAGAATGGAAAGACGAGCATCTAGTTATCACAGGCGGTGAGCCTTTGCTAGGTTGGCAACGAGCTTATCCAGACTTATTGAATCATCCTAAGATGGAAGGTTTGAAGGAAATTACATTTGAAACAAATGGTACTCAAAAGTTAACTCCAGAATTTAAAGAATACTTGAGAGACTGGGCATGGCGCAGTTCCGAAAAAGAAATTACATTCTCAGTAAGTGCCAAACTTCCTTGCTCGGGCGAGAAGTGGGAAGATGCCATCTGTCCAGAGATTGTTTGCGAGTACGAAGATGTTGGCACAGCATACTTGAAGTTTGTTATTGCCACTGAGCAAGACTTTGAAGATGCACAATGCGCTGTCGGTGCATATCGCGCCGCTGGCTTTAGAGGGCATGTTTATCTAATGCCAGTCGGCGGTGTTGAAAGTGTTTACGCACTAAACAATCGTCGTGTAGCAGACTTGGCTATGAAACATGGCTTGCGCTACAGTGATAGATTACAAGTGCCGTTATTTAAAAATGAGTGGGGCACCTAATGGAACCGTTGAAACCACCCAAAACACTAAAAGTTTATATGCTACTCAAACGCAACGGTATGTCACATACTACAGTTGCCAGTAGCACTATGATTAATAGTATGTCACTAGGGTCTGGTTTCTTCATGTCACAACACGATGCCGAAATGTATCGCACAATGGAACTATTAAAATTACAACCGAGCGACAATTCCGAATTCTTTATATTTGAATTAGAGTTGCCAAACCCAGTATACAAGGAAAAAGAATGATTAAGAAATTTTTTAAGAAGATTACGGGCTTGCAAGCATTAGAAGATGCTAAAATTCAAGCTACTGCTGAAGCTGCCGTTGCTGAAAAGTTGGCTGCTCAAAAGATTGCAGAAGCCGCAGATGCTGAAGCAAAGTTAGAGTTGGCAAAACTAACACCAAAAGAAAGAGCTACTCGAAAAGGTGAACCTTGGGTTAGCGTATTGGACACACATGTGAACAAAGACAATATTAGAAATGGCTTTTTTGAACTTGACTGGAATGAGATCTTTATAGTACAATTGAAGCAAGCTGGCTACGGTTACGATGGCGATCCAGATGAAGAGATTGTAGATCGCTGGTTCAGAGATTTAGCTCGTAACATGTTGTCCGAAGAAGGTCAGGACCCTAGTAGGGGTGCTGGCTACATTAATGTAACTAAACTGGCAGGCGGCAAAGCCGAAATACAATGACATATATTTTAGTTGATACTGCGAACACTTTCTTTCGTGCTCGACATGTAGTACAAGGCAGTGCTGATATTAAACTCGGCATGGCTTTCCACATTACTTTTAACAGTATCAAAAAGGCGTGGCAAGACTTTGATGGGAAGCATGTTGTGTTCTGCCTCGAAGGTCGTAGCTGGCGCAAAGACTTTTATAAGCCATACAAGGCTAATCGTTCAGAAGCCCGTGCGGCACTAACTGAAAAAGAACAAGCAGAAGACAAACTGTTCTGGGAAGCGTTTGACGAGTTTAAAAACTTCATTAGCGAGAAGACTAATGTAACTGTACTACAACATCCACGCTTAGAAGCTGACGATTTGATTGCAGGCTTTATTCAAGCGCATCCAAATGATGATCATGTGATTATCTCAACAGACAGCGACTTCCACCAGTTGCTAGCACCCAATGTAAGACAGTTCAACGGTGTTGCAGAAGAAACACACACTATCGAAGGCATCTTCGATAAGAAAGGTAAGCCAGTTCTTGATAAGAAAACAGGCGAGCCTAAGAAAGTACATCCAGAATGGATCCTATTCGAGAAGTGTATTCGCGGTGACTCTAGTGATAATGTCTTTAGTGCATATCCAGGTGTGCGTACTAAAGGCAGTAAAAACAAAGTAGGTCTTACAGAAGCATTTGAAGATCGTAATGCCAAAGGATATTCTTGGAACAATCTCATGCTTCAGAGGTGGGTTGACCATAACGGTGTCGAACATCGTGTACTAGAAGATTATGAGCGTAACAAGCACATCATTGATTTAACTGCTCAACCCGATGACATTAAACAATGTATCAAAGAAACTATCGATGCGGGTATTGTGCCCAAGATGGTAACACAAGTTGGCATTCGTATGCTAAAATTCTGTAACACTTGGGACATGAAGAAGATTGCGGATAACATCCAGTCTTATGCAGATCCGTTCCAAGCTAAGTATCCTGCTACTAAGGCAGCAAGAGATTTATTCGAGGAGAACTAAGATGGCAACATGGCTTTTATCACCACAGTATAAAAAATCCGCAGTAGAGAAGATGTTCTTCTACAAAGATGGTAAAGTTATTACAATTGAACAAGGCTTCCGATGGGGTACTTTTACTGTTCAATCCGACGAACGCCCTCTTACAGATTACGAGTTAAAGAACGAAGACGGTTATGAACTCGGCTGCATTGACAACGATGAATGCTGGGAAATGAATGACATGAGTGATGGTTGCTGGTGCGATATCGAAATCGGTAACGATAAAACAACTAGCACTGATTTAGAAGAGTTCCAGGCAGCATGGGATGCAGATTGGTATAGCGGTGTTGAAGAACTTGGTTGGTCAAATGATGATACTGAGTACTTCTTCTATGGCCCGTTGGCACTTACTAACGAAGATACTGGTGAAGAATTCCTAGGAGAGCCAGAGAATGCTGTTCAAGAAATTGATCCAGATGCTGGCATTAGCAAAGAAGAAATTGCTGAGTTCATTGACAACCACGCAGACTTTATCGAAAACATGACTGACGAAGAATACGAGAATCTAGGCAAGGACGACAACCCGTACACTGATTGGTTCCCGGCAAGTATTAACCCTGTGCGTGTAGGCACATATCAAGTATTAGATTGTGAACAAGAAGTAGCTTGGCCTTTCCAGTCTAACATTCTTGCAGGTACATGGGATGGTAAGAAGTGGGACATTTCCGTTTCCACTACAGTAGTTAAATGGCGCGGTTTGGCCAAGAACCCAGAAGGTACAAAATAATGACAGAAGAAATCCACGCAAAGCCTATCGTTGACGGTAAGTTTTGGATTGTTGAAAAGGCTGGCGAGAAGATTGCAACCTTGCACAAGAAAGAAAATAACAAGTTTGTATTGAGTAGCATCGACGGCGAAGTTATGTTCAACAAGAAAGAAGAACTAACTAAACACTTTGGCAAAGGCTTTTTCTTAACTAGCACTAAGGTTAAGGTTACTCAAACTGAGCCTAATGAATGCCACGGCTTTCCGACTAGTTGCAAACCATATAATGCAATGTATGATGTAAGACGCAAACTACCATTGTTTACTAAGAGCAATGCTAGCAAGAGTTTGTATTGTGCAGGTTACTATGTTATCAAGTTCGACAAAGGATGGGTTAAATCATTCTGTCCTAAAGCTATTACTATTGAACGCTACCCAAGTAAAGGTCCGTTTAAGAGTGAGTTAGAAATGAAGAGTGTACTATCAAATGCAAAATCAGATTAATACATCACCGTTATCTATGTTCGTACAACAAGTGCGTTCAGCAGAAATGACGGGTAGTAAACAGGTAGCAATGGACATGGCTAAGGCTAGATTGCTGGCCTTAGCACTAACAGAACTGCTTGATAAAGTTAATCGAGACTACGAAAGCATGGTTAACGAACTTAAAAAGTCTACTAGTCCAGATGTTATTACAGTAGAACTAGACGGCGGCGGCTTTAGTAAAGAATAAAGAGATAAATATATGCGTATATAATTGAGGTTACGCATATGAGCCGTCCAAAGCCAAAGATACTATTAGAGAATGTTAATAAAAAAACATATAAAGCCGAGCAGGTTTTAGAAGCGGAAGCCATTTGGGCAGTGTTTTACAAAAACGAGCCGTTCAACTTAAAGAGCTTTAATAGTCTTACCAGCTACCCAGGACCAAAATACAAGAAAGTTAGTTTCTCAAATCCTGGCCACGCACACAATCTAGCAAAAAAGCTAAATCTAACTTTTGGAACAGAAGACTTCCAAGTAGTTAAACTTACCTCCGGAACCATTGTAAAATGATAACCCGTGACGCCCTTACTAAGATCTTCTTACAACAATGGGGCAAGAGTACCGATGAAGTAAACCTCAAAGTGTACTCACGGAAATGGTGGCAATCAAGCCGAGTAGGTAAACAACATGCATATCGTTTGAGCGAAGAAGGATTTGAGTTCCTTACTAAGACTCTCGAAATCCAAATGTATGAAGTACCATTTACTGAACATATCGAGTTCAGCCCACAGACAATCGTGTTCCTTGAGCGTTACATTGACTGTCCGTACTACCTAACTTCCGAATCTATAACTGTATTTTCCGAAAGAAAATCGTTTGAGCTATACTTATTTTCGGACGATATCCGTAAATTTGGTTTGGTAAAAGCAATGAACGAGCGCCAAAAAGAGCTAGAAGAATCGGACGATTCCGACTAAATTCCTTCAAAAACCTGTTGACAGAGTGTGCGTTGACCTGTATAATACATACATAGACAGCGTTATTCAACAACACTTTTTTAACTAAGATAGGAAGACTATGAGCGAGACTCTTACACGGACAGTTGGCCCTAAAGGTGCAAAAGCATCACTTCGCAAGGCCTTTAAAAATAAGCGACCAATTTTCTTGTGGGGCCCCCCTGGTATTGGTAAATCGGATATTATCAAACAGTTGGGCACAGAGCTTGAAGCTCATGTAATCGATGTGCGTTTGAGCCTTTGGGAACCTACAGATATTAAAGGTATTCCATATTTTGACTCAGTTAATGAGACAATGAAATGGGCACCTCCTTCAGAACTGCCTAGCGCAGAAATGGCAGCTCAACATAAGAACATCGTTTTGTTCTTGGATGAAATGAACTCTGCGGCACCTGCTGTACAAGCGGCTGCTTATCAACTTATTTTGAACCGTCGTGTTGGCACTTACCATTTGCCGGACAATGTTTCAATCGTTGCGGCTGGTAACCGTGAAACTGACAAGGGTGTTACATTCCGTATGCCAGCACCGTTGGCTAACCGTTTCGTTCACTTGGAAATGACAGTGGATTGGGATGACTACTTTGAGTGGGCTGTTGAAAACAACATTCACCCAGATGTTATCGGCTTCTTGTCTTTCTCTAAGAAAGACTTGTATGATTTTGATCCAAAGAGCTCAAGCCGTGCATTTGCAACACCTCGTTCATGGTCTTTCGTTAGCGAGTTGCTAGTTGACGACGACACTACACATGAGACTTTGATGGACTTGGTTTCAGGTTCAGTTGGTGAAGGCTTGGCAGCTAAGTTTATGGCACACCGTAAACACGCAAGCAAGATGCCAAACCCAAGCGACATCTTGTCAGGCAAGGTTAAGAAGATGGATACTAAAGAGATCTCAGCAATGTACTCTTTGACTATCTCATTGTGCTACGAATTGAAAGATTCATGCGACAAGAAGGCCAAAGATTGGAACGATCAAGTTAACAACTTCTTCCAATTCATTATGGATAACTTCGAAACCGAATTGGTTATTATGGGCACCAAAGTTGCTCTGAGCCAATACAAGTTGCCTTTGGACCCAGACGAGATCAAGTGTTTCGACGAGTTCCATACACGCTTCGGCAAGTACATTGCACAAGCTACTGAAAAGTAATTTGGTGCTGTAAGTATTGACAGGACCTTCGGGTCCTGTTATACTATATACATATAGAAAATTAAGGAATTTAAATGGCACATACAGATCCAGTTATCGACAAAATTATTGTAGCTCGCGTTGGCTTGCTACTGCGTCATCCTTTCTTTGGTAACATGGCTACTCGCCTTAAAATTGCAGACGGTTCAAAATGGTGTAAAACTGCGGCTACTGATGGCCGTTCAATCTTTTACAATCGCGAGTTCTTTACAAAGATGAGCGTTAAGCAAGTTGAGTTCGTTATTGCACACGAGATCATGCACAATGTATTTGATCACATGTCACGCCGTGAAGGTCGCGATCCTAAGATCTTTAACATTGCCGCTGACTACTGTGTAAACGGACAGTTGGTTCGTGATCGCATTGGCGACCACAATGTTCCAGATATTCAAATTTATCACGACACTAAGCACTATGGCAAGAGTGCAGAACAAGTGTACGACGAAATCTTTGACGACGAGAAGCAACAACAATCTGGTCAAATGCTTGACGACCATATTGATTGGACTGAAGGCGGTGAAGGCGGTGACGGACAACCGCAATACACTAAAGAAGAAATGAAGCAGATTCGCGATGAAATGCGTGAAGCTGTTATGCAGGCAGCTCAAGCCGCTGGTGCAGGTAATGTTCCTGCTAATGTGGCCCGAATGATCAAAGAGCTTACTGAGCCTAAGATGAACTGGCGTGAAATTTTGCGTCAACAAATTCAAAGCACCATTAAGAACGACTTTAGTTTTATGCGTCCTAACCGCAAGGGCTGGCACATGAATGCTATTCTTCCTGGTCAACAATACCAAGAGACTATTGACATTTGCGTTGCAATTGACATGTCTGGTTCTATTGG